TGGTTGATGATATGGCAGACCATAGAGATGTACCCATAATATTAAACTCAGTATCATTTCAAGATGACTATGAGGGTTCAATGGAAGATAGAAGAGTTATAGAATATACTTTAGACTTTACAATGAAGACATACTTCTTTGGTCCTATCTATACAGGCAATATCATTAAGAATGTTATTGAAAGAACTTATATTGGAGATGGCAATAAAACATTTACATCATCAAATATAGGTGTATCAGGACTTGTTAAAGAAGTTAAACACTATGAACCTGCATTCCAAGAGTTATCAAATGCAGTAAGTGACCTAAACATAATCACCTTCCCTAGTGCAATAAATAGTAAGATAAGTGTAGGAGATGAAGTATTTGGTACCAACTTAGATACCAATCCCACAATAACCACAATTGCAACTAACAGAGAACAAATAACAGTTTCGGCTGCTGTGAACATGACCGATGCTAGTAATAAATTACTCTTTGTTGGTTCAGTCGATGCAGACGATACTTTCGTTGTTGCAGAGAATGTATCTTTCTATGACGATGGTGTCAAAGATGATTACAGTGAAGAAGACAATAGTTAATTATGAATGAAATAGATGAAAATAATAGATAATGCATTAGACCAAAACTACTTTAATGAACTAGTAGATAAATTTACTCATCCAACTTTTCCATATTTTTTAAATACAGTCAATAGAGATGGTGATGAGATACAATTTGTACATGCATTATACTTTGACAATCAACCTCAGAGTGATGCATATGAGTGGATTGAACCATTATTAGATAAATTAAATGTTTGTTCTTTAGTGCGATGTAAACTTAATATGTTGCCAAGAACTGATACAATTATAAAAAATGAATTTCATGTGGACATTGAGACTGCACCAAAAAATTTAAAAACTGCATTGTTATACTTAAATACAAATAATGGATATACTATGCTAAAAGAATCAGATGAAATAGAATGTATTGATAGTGTTGCGAATAGAATATTGATGTTTGATGGACATACACAACACACAGGTACAACCAATACATGTAGTAAAAAATATAGACATGTACTGAATATAGACTATTTCGAGGCAATAACATGAATGATATAGATGAAAAATTAGATGACCTTTTAAATATAGAATCGGACATCAAAGAAGAAACAAAGATAGTTAAACTTCCTTCTCGACATGAGAACATGGAAACAGATTACAAATACGCTAGAGAAAATCTGTATGGACTCGTAGAAAGAGGACAAGATGCAATCGAAGGCATACTACAATTATCAAAAGAAACAGAACACCCTCGTGCATACGAAGTTGCAGGTCAGTTAATTAAAACAGTAGGTGAAACAGCAGAGAAACTTATAGATTTACAGAGTAAATTGAAGAAGTTAGAGGGCGAAGAACAACAGAAGATAGGACAACAACACAATCATTTGTATGTTGGGTCAACTTCTGAATTACAAAAGTTCCTTAAGAAGAACAAAGACTAAAATATGGTTCAAGCGAAGAACGAAGGTTACTTAGGTAACAATTTAATCAAAAGAGCAGGTGTAGAAACAAAGTATACACCAGAAGAGATAGCAGAATATCAAAAATGTTCTGAGGATCCTTGCCACTTTATACAAAATTATTGTCAGATTATATCACTAGATGAAGGTCTAGTACCGTTTAAACTTCGTGGATATCAAGATAAACTCATAAATCATTTTAATGACAATAGATTCAGTGTCATTCTTGCCGCCAGACAGAGTGGTAAATCAATTACATCATGTGCATATCTTTTATGGTATCTATTGTTCACTCCAGAAGTCACCACAGCGATTCTGGCGAACAAAGGTGCGATTGCCAGAGAGATGGTGTCTCGTATTGTAACCATGTTGGAGACCGTGCCATTCTTCTTACAACCAGGCGTAAAGATTCTAAACAAAGGAAACATCGAGTTCGGCAATGATAGTAAACTGGTCGCAGCTGCCACATCTTCATCGTCCATTCGTGGTATGTCAATTAACATGTTGTACCTTGATGAGTTTGCTTTCGTAGAAGATGCAGAGACATTTTATACTGCTACATATCCTGTTGTCACATCTGGTAAAGATTCAAAAGTTATTATCACATCTACTGCAAATGGTGTGGGTAATATGTTTCATAAGATATACGAAAGTGCTATACATGACCAATCAGAGTATAAATCATTCACTATTGGTTGGCAAGATGTGCCAGGTCGTGATGAAGAGTGGAAGAAACAGACTATTGCAAACACCTCAGAGGCACAGTTTGAACAAGAATATGGCAACAGTTTCTTAGGTACTGGTAATACTCTTATCAATGCAGATACATTATTGGGTATGAGAGCAGTAGATGGCGAATGGAAAAAAGATGGTTTAATAGTATATGATACGCCAAAACAAGACCATAACTATGTTGTAACCGTTGATGTATCACAAGGTAGAGGGTTCGACTATTCTACTTTTAGTATCTTTGATGTGTCTCAAAGACCATTTAAACAGGTTTGTACATACAGAGATAACATGATTAGCCCCATGCTGTTTCCGGATTTAATAAATAAGTACTGTAGTAGATATAATGAAGCACTTGTAATAATAGAAAACAATGCAGAGGGTTCAATGGTCGCTACACAATTGCACTATGACATAGAATATCCAAATGTCTTTGTGCAAGGTATGACACATGCGAAAGACATTGGTATCACAATGTCTAGAAAGATTAAGAGAGTTGGTTGTTCCACTTTAAAGGAACTACTAGAAGAAAACAGACTATCTGTAGTAGATAGAGCAACGATTACAGAACTTATGACATTTGTTAATAAAGGTTCTTCATTCGAGGCAGACAGAGGTTATCATGACGACATGGTAATGAATTGTGTACTCTTTGCGTGGTTTGTAACCACAGAGTTCTTCACACACTTAACAGACACCGCTGTTAAAGATTTATTATATTCTGAACAACAGAAAATGATAGAGGATGACATGTTACCAGCGGGAGTATTTGGGGACCAAGGCGAAGTCGAATCATTTGTTGACGCTAGTGGCGACAGATGGTACTCTAAGGGTTCTTAGATATTATAAATATATAAATAAAAGTGTAAACAACTTTTACAATGTAAAAATACATTAACAGGAGAAAAGTATGGCATTTCAAGTTTCACCAGGCGTTCAGGTCAAAGAGATTGACTTATCGAATGTTGTTCCAGCAGTATCCTCAACAAGAGGTGGATTCGCTGGCGTATTCCAATGGGGACCTGTTGATGAAGTAAAAACAGTTTCAGATGGACAACAACTAGTTGAAGAATTCTACAAACCAGCAGACAATAACGCCTCTGTTGAAGACTTCTACACTGCCGAGTCTTTCTTGAGATATGGTTCTTCATTATCAGTAGTTAGAATTTCTAACACTGGTTTATTCAACGCAAACCAAACAGGAAACTCAGCAACATTATTAAAAAATTCAGACGACTATGTAAACACCTATAAATCAGGTGGGGCAGCAGGTACAGTCGGTAAGTGGGTTGCAAGACACGCTGGGGCTTTAGGTAATTCTATTAAAGTTCACATGTGTGCTTCTTCAAACGCATATTTCAATGACGCTGCTACCGCAGTCAACAATGGGTCAGGCTACGCAATTGGAGCAACATCAGTTGTAGTAGATTCAGGCGCCGCTGTTATAATTGGCGACATCATTAAGTTCGCAAATCACACGACTCATTATCAAGTAGTTGGTATTTCAACAAACACATTGACATTTAAGGCATTAAATCAACCAGAAGGTACTGGTCTTACAAGTGCTGTTGTTGATGATGAATCAGTTGATAGATATTGGGAACATTACGCATTATTCGACAAAGCACCAGGAACATCAGCAGGGGCCACATTAGTTGGCGCAGTAAATGATGAGATTCACCTTGTTGTTGAAGATGAAGATGGTCTATTCACAGGCACTAAAGGCGCTGTGTTAGAGTCATTCTCATTCGTATCACTAGGGTCAGATGCAAAGAATTCTACAGGTAATTCAAACTACTACAAAGATGTAATCGAAAGAGAATCAAAGTATGTTTGGTGGTCAGGTCACTCAACTGCAACAGACTTAACAGTCGCAGAAAACAGAACATTACAGGCTGCAGTCGGTAATGTCTTCACAAGACCTGCTCTTCCTGAAATCTCATCACTAACAGGTGGTGCAGATGGTCGTGCAAACCCAACAGTTGGTCAAAAGACCGATGCATGGGACAAACATTTCTCAGATGCAGAAACAATAGATATGGCTTTCTTAGTCGTTGGGTCAACATCCAGTGACGCTGGGGGTGGTTCAGAGGGTGCTCAAGATACTCTTGCAGACCACAATTCACTAGTAAACAGTGCAATACAGATTGCAGAAAATAGAAAAGACTGTTTAGTAGTTGCATCTCCAAGAAGAGCCTCAGTAGTTGGCGTATCAAGTGAGTCAACACAATCAACAAATGTTAAGGCAGATTACGCATCATGCACATCTAGTTCTTACGCAGTATTCGACAGTGGTTGGACTTATCAATACGAGAAGTACAATGACAAATATTGTTGGGTACCTGCATGTGGACACACTGCTGGAATTATGGCAAGAAGTGACTTACTTCAAGACCCATGGTTCTCGCCTGCTGGGTTCTCAAGAGGACAATACTTAGGTATCACTAAACTTGCTTTCAATCCGAAACAGTCAAGTAGAGATGACCTATATCGTGCAAGAATTAATCCAGTAGTTACCTTCCCAGGACAGGGAACAGTACTATTTGGAGATAAGACTGCATTAACATCACCTTCCGCATTTGATAGAATAAATGTAAGAAGACTATTCATCACTTTAGAAAAGGCAATTTCAACTGCTGCTAAGGCTCAATTGTTTGAATTCAACGATTCATTCACAAGGGCTCAGTTTAGGGCTGCTGTAGAACCTTTCTTAAGAGATGTTAAAAACAGAAGAGGATTAGTAGATTTCTCAGTCGTTTGTGACGAAACAAACAATACAGACGCTGTACAAGATAGAAACGAATTTGTATGTTCTATCTTCTTGAAACCTTCTAAATCAATTAACTACATAACTTTAAACTTTGTTGCTGCTAGAAGTGGTGTTCAGTTTGAAGAAATTTACGGCGCAGTATAAGGAGTAATTAGATGGCAAGTATAGACCAATTCAAAGCACAACTTCTAGGTGGTGGCCCAAGAGCTAACCGTTTTAGAGTTTTTATACCTAGAACAGGTAATAAGATTGAATTCTTATGTCAATCAGCACAGATTCCTGCTGCTACATTAGGTGTTGTTGAACAACAGTTCAGAGGACATGTTTTAAAACTCGCAGGAGATAGAACATTCGAACCTTGGACCGTGACAATTATTAATGATGTAGAATTCTCAGCAAGAACTGCACTAGAAGGATGGCAAACAGACATTCAAGACTTAGACAGTGGTGAAGGACAAACAAACCTTGACTACTTAGTAGACAGAGCATTTGTTGAACAATTAAACAAAGATGATTCCGTCCTTGCGAGATACGAATTCTTTAACATGTTTCCAACTAGTATTGGTGCGATTGACTTATCTTATGAGACAGTTGACACATTGGAGACATTTGATGTTGAATTCCAGTATTCGCATTGGGAAAGAGTCCTTTAAAAATAAAGTGAAAATAGCACCATTTAGGGTGTTATAAATATAATTATGGATATTTTTGGGTTTGAAATAAATCGTAAGGGGTTGAAAGACGAATTACGAGATGTAGATATACAGAAGAAGTCAGCGACTTCTTTTGTAGCACCGGCCGAGGATGATGGAACTCCCATTGTTCAACAGTCGCCAGGTGGTTTCATATCAGGTGGGGCATATGGTTCCTATGTTGATATGGAAGGAGGTATCAAGAATGAGGTCGCACTCATTAGAAGATACAGAGAGACATCTCTTGTGCCAGAATGTGATATTGCTATCGAAGATATAGTAAATGAATGTATAGTTTCAGATACCCAAGATAGAGTAGTCTCATTAGATTTAAGAGATGTAGAATTGTCCGACAGCATCAAACAAAAGATGCACGAAGAATTCAAGGTGATTCTAACCTTGATGAAATTCCATCAAAATTCACATGAACTATTCCGTAAATGGTATGTTGATGGTCGTATTTACTTTCATAAGATTGTAGATTCTAAAAGACCACAACAAGGCATGGTTGACATTAGAAATGTTGACCCATTAAAGATTAAGAAAGTTCGTAATGTTGAAAAAGAAAAAGACACTAAAACGAAAATAGATATAATCAAAAAAGTTGAAGAATTCTATATGTTTAACGACAAAGGATTCGACAAAGGTGTCGCAAATGAAGGCGCCACAGTTAAGATTGCACCAGAGGCAGTAAGTTATACTACTTCTGGTATGTTAGATTACACAAAGAATGTTGTAATCGGATATTTGCATAAGGCATTGAAGACTGCAAATCAGTTATCAATGATGGAAGATGCACTTGTTATTTACAGAATATCAAGGGCACCAGAAAGAAGAATCTTCTATATTG